CTGATTGATGCTGCGGCTGCACCTACCGCATCCGACGTGGCCGATGCGGTGTGGGATGAAGCCCTCGCGGGTCATGCAGGCGCGGGTACAGCGGGCAAGGCGCTGGCAGACGTGCTGGTTGACACGGCAGAAATTGGCACGGCGGGCGCGGGCCTGACCAACATCAACCTGCCTGACCAGACGATGAACATCACCGGCAACATCACGGGCAACCTGTCCGGCAGCGTCGGCTCAGTGACCGGCGCGGTAGGTTCAGTTACGGGTGCGGTTGGCTCTGTCACTGGTGCTGTCGGCAGTGTGACCGGGGCTGTGGGTTCTGTCACCGGCAATGTCGGCGGTAATGTGGTCGGCTCAGTGGCTTCGGTGACGGGCGCTGTCGGTTCGGTGACAGGCGCAGTTGGATCCATCGCGGCGGGCGGCATCACGGCTGCCAGCATTGCCACCGGGGCCATTGACGCAGACAGCCTTGCGGTAGATGCGGGCGAGGAAATTGCCGATGCCGTGTGGAACGAGGCACTTGTCGGTCATGCGGGGGCTGGCACAGCAGGCGCAACACTCAGCGCAGCCTCCGCGCCAACTGCGGCAGATGTCGCCGATGCGGTGTGGGAAGAAGCCATTGCGGATCATTCCGGTACGGCAGGCTCAACAGCCGAAGCACTTGCCGCGGCAGGTTCGGCGGGCGATCCGTGGCTGACGGCACTACCGGGCGCATATGCCGACGGCAGTGCTGGCGACATCATCGGCAACCTCGTCGCGGACGTGGGCGCGCTGACGCCGGCAGTGGCGATCAGCAGCACGACGGCGGCGGGCGTGGTCTCGGGCATCCTGGCGATCCGCACGTACCACACGCTCAACCAGCAAATCAGCAGCACGTATGCGGGTGACCTGTCCACGGCAACGAAGCTCTGGCTGGCGATCAAGGTCGAGCAGGATGATACCGATGCAACTGCCGTCGCCTTCGTCGAAGTGGTTGACGGGCTGACCGTGCTCGCGCAGGTGGCATACACCACCGTGGCGCATGGCACGCTGACACTGGGCGGTGTTGCGGGCGCGTGGACCATCGACGTGGGCCTGGACGAAGTAGCTACCGGGCTGCTCAGCGCGTATGCCGGGCAGATGCTACATGCAGAGTGCAAGGCGCTGGTCGGCGGCAGCACAGTCGCAGTATGGGACGGCGTGTGCGACGTGTCGCATGGCATCGTGCACGCAGTAGCATGACGAAGCGGAGACCTGCAGTAACAAAGCGGCGCGCGATCAAGCGCAAGAGGAGAGGCAAATGAAAGTACCGGGATTCCTGTGGACGGCAGTGCTGGCGCTCATTCCGCTGTTGATTCAGTGGCTGGAAGGCGACTATTTCAGCGGGCAAACGTGGGTGTCCATCGCCGTGCTGGTGCTCGGCTTCACGGCGAAGGCGATTGAGTTGTACCTGGCGCAGAAACGCGCAGTCGGCTTCGAGTCGTTCACCGCGCCGGAGTCGCGCGTCAAGCGGTTCTTGGTCGGTTGACATACGGGATAGGTCCGGCGTGGCGGGTGTTCCTCCTTCCACCTGGCACCGCCGATGCTGTTGGGGACGGCAGCATAACGCCGAGCGCGCAGGCGTGCGCCGGACCGGGTGAGGTGAGATGACTGGCACAAGTGAGACGGTCACCTTCGAGGCGGCGGTTAGCAAGGTGACGACGCTGGCAGACGGCGGGATTCGGATCACGCTGGACATGCCGGAGGATGCGATCATCTCCGCAGCTTGGCTGATGGAGTGCAAGCGCAATGGTATGGTGTTGCGGGTAACATGCAAGGCCAGTTAGACGGTAGAGAACAGGATGAGAGACGAGAAGGGCCGGTTCGTGAAGGGGTCCGCGGGCAATCCGCACGGACGGCCACCCAAAGAGCGCGAAGTGCGCTTTTACGAAATCACGCTAGCAACCGTCACATTCGAGGACTGGCGTGAGATTGTCGCGCGGGCCGTGCAGGATGCCAAGCGCGGCGATACGGCAGCGCGCAAGTGGCTGTCCGATTACCTTATCGGCACGCCGGAGCAAAAGCTAGATGTTACCAGCAATGGCAACACGATCTTCGTCGAATACGTCAACGACTGGCGCGAGGTCAACGATTAGGCTGCCGATGCCGCACGCCGGGCAGCGTTACGTGCGCGAGCACGCCAAGCGCTTCACCTGGCTGAGTGCCGGCAGGCGTTGGCGCAAGACGACGCTGGCAATGACGATCTGCATCGAAGAAGCCTTGCATGGCAAGTCAATCGTATGGGGCGCGCCGGTGTATGACCAGGTGCGCACTTGTTGGGACGAAACCTTGCACGCTGCGCCGGCCATTGGCCGATTCAGCAAGTCCGAGATGACGGTGCACATCGGCAAGGGTCGCATCATCTTTCGTTCGCTGGACAATCCTGACAACGTGCGCGGCAAGACGGCTGACGGCGTGGTGATCGACGAAGTAGCCGATGTCAACTCGCTGGCATGGTACGAAGTGCTGCGACCGATGCTGATTGACACGAACGGTTGGTCCTGGGGCATCGGCACACCGCGCGGGCATAACTGGTTTTGGTCCGAGTTCATTGCAGCCGGTGACAAGCCGGATACGGCAGCATTTCAAGCGCCGACGTTGGGCGTGGCGATTCAGGACGGCAAGCTGATTCGTAAGCCGCATCCGCTGGAGAATCCGAATATACCATTTGCCGAGCTTGAGAATCTGTGGCGCACCATGCCGGAGCGTTCGTTTCGGCAAGAGATCATGGGCGAGTTTATCGAGGATGGCGGCGGCGTGTTCAGACGGGTGCGCGAGGCGGCGACGGCGACACGGCAGGATGAACGCAGTGCCGGCCACCTATACGTCATGGGCGTGGACTGGGGGCGTGTGAACGATGCGACTGTACTCATGGTAATCGACGCTACCACGTCTGAGGCAGTGTACATGGATCGGATGCTTGACACGGACTACGCTTTGCAGACCGCCCGTCTGCGTGCGCTAGCCGAACGCTTTGACGTGGCGCAGATCATTGCCGAGGCGAACTCGATGGGCGGGCCTCTGGTCGAGCAGCTGCTCAACGAAGGCTTGCCGGTTGTGGGCTTTCAGACGACAAACGCATCTAAGGCGCTCATCATCGACGGGCTGGCGCTGGCGTTTGAGCGCGGTGACATCCGCATCATCGACGACGCCACGCTGGTTTCCGAGTTGCAAGCCTACGAAGCTGAACGCTTGCCGGGCGGGTTGATTCGTTACAGCGCGCCGGATAACATGCATGATGACTGCGTTATTTCGCTGGCCCTGGCCTGGAGCGCGGCGGCGACGGCGGGCATGGAATATGTGAGGTTTATCGCATGACGACATATCGCATGGTAGGCGGCACGCTCGGCGCGAAGTCGGTCAGCCTGGGCGATTTCGACGCCTGGCTGGACGCGCAGATCAACGGCAAAGGCGACACGTCCGAGGTCTACAAGTACATCGCCTGGGCGTATCGCTGTGTGAATCTGCGCGCCAATGCCGTGGCTGCCATGCCGTATGTCGTGACGCCGATTGGTGGCACTGAGCCAATTGACAGTCCGTGGCCGTTGACGCGCTTGCTGTGGAACACCGAAGCGGCGCTGTGCACCTGGGGCGCGTTCTACTGGTTGAAGCGTGCCAACCGGGTCGTGATCCGTGACCTGCAATGGCTGAATCCACTCACCATGTCGGTAGAGCGCGACGAAGGAGGCATCAAGGGCTTCGTGCAGAAGGTGGGCGTTCGGGAGATCAAGTACTCACCGCAGCAGATCGTCTACGGGCGGCTGTGGAATCCGACCGATGACCTTGGGCCGGGCACTTCGCCGCTGGACGTGGCGCTGGAAGCAGCCGGCATCGCGCGCAACATCAACCAGTGGTCCGCTGCATTCTTCGAGCATGGCGCGATACCAACGGTCATCCTTGCCACAGAGCAGTCATTACCGCGCGGCGAGAGTGACCGCATCCAGGCGTACTGGGAGAAGATGGTATCGGGCATCAGCAACGCGTGGAAGGCTGTCGTGACGCAGGGCGGGCTAAAGCCGCAGGTTATTACGCCGCCCGTCAACACGCTGGCCTTGCCGGAACTGTCGCAGGGCGTCCGGTCGCAGATCGCCACCGCGCTTGGCGTGCCACAGACGTTACTGGAGGATGCGGCGAACTACGCGACGGCGGTTGAGCACCGGCAGTCGTTCATCATCGACACGGTGTCGCCGGAGTGCGAACTGATTCAAGAGGCTGTCAACGAACAGCTATTCAAGCCGCTTGGGTTAGAGTTGGAGTTTCGCCCGCAAGAGCTTGACATCATGCAGACCGACGAAGCCGAGCGCGCCGCCTCCTTGCAACAGTTGACCGGCGCGGGTGTGCCGTTGAAGCTGGCGATGGAAGTGCTGGGCTATGACCTGACCGATGCGCAATGGTTGGAGTTAGAGCAGGCGCAAGAGGAAAAGCGCGCCGAGCAGGAACGCCAATTCGAGTTGCAGAAGGCACGGTTCGCCCAGCCGGTCGAAGTGGCCGAGCCGGTGCTCAACGGGCGCGAGGCGGGCGAAGCGATGCGCAGTGAGTTGCGGCTGTGGCAGCGCAAAGCGGAGAAGCGCGGCAAGATCGTCGGCTTCGAGAGTGACCTCATCCCTTTTGGCGTGAAGGCGCTGGTGACGCAGCGCCTCAGTGACGACGTTGACACGGCGTTCGCGTTTTTGAAGGCGGCTGACTACGACGCAGCAGAGGAGGCGCTACAGAAACGCATCGCCAAGGCCTTGCGCGAGGCCGAGAACGTGGTTCTCGCGGCGATTGAAGCGGGCGAGGACGTGGATTACACGCTGATAGCCGAGCAGATGAAACGCGCCTTGCAGCCGCAGTTGGTAAGCATTGCGACCGAACAGACCTTGCGCAATGCGCTCATGCTGGGCATCGACTTTGACATCGCCGTGATCAACGAGGCGGCGTTGGCCTGGGCGCAACAGTACACCTATGATCTGGTCAAGGGCATCACCGAGACGACGCGCAAGGTTGTGTCAAAGGCGATCGCAGCATTTACCGAGACGCCGGGCATGACCAATGCCGACTTGCGCACCATGCTGCAACAGACCTTTGGCGCGACGCGCGCTGAGATGATCGGCACGACAGAAGTGACGCGGGCCTATGCGCAGGCGACTAACATTTATCAGCAGATGGCGCGGGAGTCCGGTATCGAGATGGTGCGCATTTGGGACACTTCTGGAGACGATAAGGTGTGTCCGATCTGTGGGCCGCTGGACAGGCAACCGGAGAGCGTGTGGTCACAGCAGTTTCCATGGGGGCCACCAGCTCACATAAATTGCCGCTGTGGCACACACCTTGAACTGGCGAAGGTGAAGCGGTGATAACTGTTGACGTTGAGATACCAGCAGCTCTGTTGCGCCAGCTTGATCCGGCCCGCGCTGAGAAGGCACTTAGTTCCGCAACCTTTCGTATTGGCGAATTGGTACAGGGCGAGTTGCAGAAGTCAACGCCACGGGCGCACAGTCCGGTCATTTGGCAGTCGGCCAAGTCGCGGCGCTATTACTTCTGGATGCGCAGGCGCTACGGGTTGCCGTTGCAGTACACGCGTGGCAGTGATCCGCTGTCACAACGTTTGCAGCGGTCATGGACGGTCAAGCGGCAAGGGCGCACCAGTGCGGTGGTGGGCGTGAAGGGCATCAAGTATGCCAAATACGTGCAGTCCGAGGCGCACCAGACGCGCCAGCATCGCGCCACGGGCTGGGTCACGGAGGCCACAGCGGTGCGCAACGTAGCACGCAGCGGCGACGTGGAACGCGTAGTGCAACAAGCGGTGGCGAAGGAATGGACGGGATGACGCCGTTGCCGCATTATGTTTGGCGCGACGTGCGCGAGCCGCATACGGGCAAGCTGCTGTTTCGCTACTGCCCGCGCCGGCACATTATCGAGATACAGGTGCGCGGGGTCAAGACGGTAGTTGACCTTATGCAGTATAATGATGATAATGTAGATAGTAAGCAACAGGTTTGAAGGAGAGCGCCTATGCGAGCGCCATATACGATTCTTGCAGATGTACCAGAACAGAAACTTAGCATAGTCGGAGATGCAGACGGTAAGATAATGTGCATATCGGATGAGTACAAGGCGACCATAGCGCCGGAGTTGTTGAAGGATGCATATGTGGCAGGCCAGGGAACGTTTACGGTTCGTGTGTTAGTGCCGCCTCCATTCAAGGCAAAGTTAGACCCGTGGACGAATATGCATCCGTTCGATTTGCAGTTCGAGTATGAGGATATACAGATTGGCATTTTAGACATTGACGGCTTCGGCTTACCTTGCGGATTCGGTAAACGGTCTGGCGTGTGGGTAGTCGGCGGCAAGCTAGAACGCTGGGAGTTGACTCAGATGCTGAACGACCAAAACTATACCGTCCATTGCAGCATCGACGGTGTTACCGACGATGAAGTGACATATCTTGAGTCGCAACAGGAGCGCCTCGGCCAAGAAGTAGCCGAAGCGTTCAATGCAGCTTTCGATGCTTGGCTGCAAAAACAGATCGACGGATCAGGGATAAAGAATCCGAAAGGCTTACTGAGCAGCTAACACGTAGTCTCACAACCGCATAACGTAGAGCGTCACGAACGCCCTTGGCAGAGCGCACCAGCGCCCAGCCGGGGCGTTTTTTTGTTCCCAAAAGGGGAAGGCGATGGACAACACAATCGAAATCAAGAGCCTGGACGACAACAGTGCGGTCATCCGCGGCTATGCCGTCGTGTATGGCGGGCGGGACATCGAGGGCGATACGTTCACGCCGGCTACCGACCTGGCGTGGGGCTACGTGCCGCAAAAGGCGATTCTGTGGGACCACGCGCAAGACGACGAAGTGAAGGACTCGCCTATCGGTATGGTGACAGATTCAGGCACCGACGAACATGGACGCTGGATCGAAGCACAGATCGACCGGGCGAAAGAGTACGGGCGCTTCGTGACGCGCCTGATCGAGAAGGGCGTCGTGGGACTGTCAACTGGCAGCGCGGCGCACCTGGTGACGAAGGCAGGCGGCGAAATCAAGCGCTGGCCTGTCGTGGAAGTGTCAATCACGCCGACGCCTGCCGAACCAAGGACGGTAGGCGTGCGGCGGTTGAAGGCGCTGGCGGCGCTTGTCGAGCCGGAGGCAGAGCCGGAGGCGGTTGCAGATGAGGCGACCGCGGCTGCTGCGAGTCTGGACGAGGACGCCACGAAGTCGTACGCAGGAGAGATGACCATGAGCGAACAAGTGACGCCGGCGGTTGAGCCGGTCGATGTGGCGGCGATTGCGCGGCAGGCTGCTGATGAGGCAGTCAAGGCGTATCGCGCGCTGTTGGAGAAAGAGGAGCCAGAAGTCAAGGGCGCGGCTAAGGTTCCCGCCGAGGTCCGCGACCCGAAGGACTTCGGGCCATACAAGAGCCTGGGGCATTTCCTCAGGGACGTGGCGATTGCTTCCACGCCGGGCAACGGAATGCCTGACACGCTGCGCGCCTACAAGGCGCTCGGGCTAAATGAGACCGTGCCGAGTGACGGCGGTTTCCTGGTGCAGCAAGACCTGGTTGGCGGGCTGCTGGAGCGCATGTATGAGGACGGCGCGGTCATGTCACGCTGCTGGCGCATCCCGGTCGGTGCGAATGCTAACGGCGTCAAGCTGAACGGCATCAATGAGACCTCACGCGCAGACGGATCGCGCTGGGGCGGCGTTGAATCCTACTGGCTGCCAGAAGCCGGCACCAAGACAGCATCGAAGCCGGAGTTTCGGCAGGTAGAACTCAACCTCAAGAAAATCGCCGCGCTGGTGTATGCCACCGACGAACTGCTGCAAGATGCCGTGGCGCTGGAGAGCATCGTCAATCGCATCGTGCCGCAGGAGATCCGCTTCAAGGTCGAAAACGCGATCATCCGGGGTGCGGGCGGCGTGCAGCCGCGCGGTATTCTCGGCAGCGCGGCACTGGTGAGCGTCGCCAAGGAGAACCTTCAGGCAGCCGACACCGTGGTGTTCGAGAACGTGCTAAAGATGTGGTCGCGCATGTGGGCACCGAGCCGGCGCAATGCGGTGTGGTTCATCAATCAGGACGTGGAGCCGCAGCTCTACGGCATGTCGATGGACGTGGGCACGGGCGGCGTGCCTGTCTACATGCCTGCGGGCGGCATCTCCGGCGCGATGTACGGCACCATGTTCGGGCGGCCAGTGATCCCGATTGAGCAGGCCGACACGGTTGGCGACCAGGGCGATGTGATGCTGCTCGACCTGTCGCAGTATGCGCTGATCGAGAAGGGCGGCGTGCAGGCGGCTTCCAGCATCCATGTGGCCTTCACGACTGACGAGCAGGTGTTCCGCTTCGTCTACCGGGTCGATGGGCAGAGCCTTTGGAATACGGCACTCACGCCGTTCAACAGCGCGCTGACCCAATCGCCGTTCATCGTGCTCGATGCACGCTAAGGAGTGATGAGATGTTGAAAATGTCACATGATGCCAAGGTTGTGATCCTGCCGCAATGCGATATCGGCGGTACGAACACTGCCACGCAGGACGCCACCTATTGGGCGCCCGCGCACGATGCGCGCGGCTACCATGACATCTACGCTAAGGTGTGGGTTGGCCCAACCTGGAATGCAACCGACGACCTGGACACCTGCAAGCTCCAGCAATGCACGGCAGCCGATGGCACCGGGGCGAAAGACCTGACTACCTCAGGCAGTGGGCTGGACTATGACACGGATGCTCCGGTTGACGCGGCCACGAACACCGTGGTTATGGAAGTGCGCACCGAGCAGATGGACATGGCGAACGGTTACTACTACGTGCGGGCATACGCCGCCGAGACCGGTGACACCGGCGAAGATGACATCTCCGGCGTGCTGGTGCTGTACAACGCGCGCGACAAGTACGCCGAGCGCGAAGCCGCAGCTTCTTCGGGCGTGACCGTCTACGTGACGACCTGATAACCCAGGCGGCGGGCGGTGGGAGACTGCCGCCCGCTAACAATGGAAAGGACTGGCAATGGAATCTCAGTATGTACGGACCGCGCTGTTTGGGAACAAGATTCCCGGCGGCGTGCTGGTTATCTCGGACCTCCAGGAGCATCCAGGTAACATCTTCTTTGTGGACTCTGGCCACGCTAATGCTTCGGACGCGGCAGGCTACGGGCTGACGCCGGATCGCCCGTACGCGACCATCGACTATGCCATCGGCAACTGCACCGCATCCAACGGCGACGTGATCTACGTCATGCCCGGACACAG